TCATCAATGCAGGATAGGCTAAGAGGTGCGCGCAAGCATCTTGACCCGGCTATCCAAGACAGCATGAATGCTGTGAATACCGGCCTGATCCCGGCGCTGGCATGGGCCAAAACGAAAAACCCGGACGGCACAAGCTACAGCGTCCTTTTGAAGCCGCCGCAGGATAACCCGGCAGACTTGGCAGAAGCCATGCGCGCGGCGTTTGACGGGCTAGAGCCTGCCGATCCGATTACCGCCCCGGCGCAAGTGATGGATGACCTATGCGCCGTTTATCCGCTTATGGACGCTCACATAGGGATGCACGCATGGGGGCGAGAGACAGGCGACGTTGACTATGACGTAAAGCTTGCAACGCGCGATATGCGCCATGCTTTTGCCAAGGTGCTTGCATTGACGCCAGCCGCAAGCGAAGCGGTCTTGATCATCGGCGGTGACTTTTTCCATGCCGATGACAACCGAAACGAAACGCCAGCCAATCGGCACAAGCTGGATAGTGACGGGCGGTTTGACAAGGTGGTATTTGCCGGGGTCTCGATCCTGGTGGAAGTGATTGATCGGCTTCTGTCAAAGCATGGCCGGGTGCATGTGCAAGCCCTGAGGGGGAATCATGATGAAAATTCGCACCGCGTCCTAAAGGTCGGGCTTTGGGCTTGGTATCGCAACGAACCGCGCGTCACGATAGAGGACGGCCCGCGCGATTTGTTTATGATGCAATGGGGCCGCTGCGCTATTTTCGCCCATCATGGCGACAAGGGCAAGCCGCAACAGATGGCCTTGTATCTAAGCGACATTTGCCCGTTCTGGTCTGCAACGCGGCATAGACATTACCTGACCGGGCATGTTCACCATGATCAAGCGAAGGACGTGGGGCCGCTTCGGTGGGAAAGCCTGCGCGCGTTTTGCCCGCCCGATGCATATGCGGCAAGCATGGGCTACGGCGCGCGACGGGCGCTGCAAAGCCTTACGTTTCACAAGCATGATGGGCTAGTCCTGCGGGCCATTGATCCTATTGAAAGGTTGCCAGAGTGACGCTAGTAACCATCCGACCCGGCCCTGTCTTGCATGTGTGGCGCGATGGGAAAGAGGTTATCGCGGTTCCGTTGTCTTGGCGCGCGGCTGTTGTCTTGGCTTCTGACCTGTTGAAGCACGCGCGGCAAGATCAGGATCATCCATGAAACCCCGCCGCGTTTTGCCGTATTGGTGGCGCGTGCGGGGAAGGTGAGGGTTTTGCCGCTAGCTAGGCGGTCGCGTAAACCCACAACGCAGGATCAAGGCCGAAGCCTGACCGAGTAAAGCTAACTTACCCCATGCGCCACCTTGCCGCAAGCCTTTGCCGCGCGGATTGCACGGGCGATCTGGGCAGCGGTGAATGTGGCGCGGGCGGTCATGGGGTTTGCCCAAAGATTATTTGCATTCTTCTGCGGGCGTAAAATGAGTGCGGTCCCGGTTGGCATCCAGGGCAAGGCTCATACTCATACTTGACGCCAATCGTCTGCTTCGGCGGGAATGACATTCCCGTCATGATCCGCTTGCGCCCCATGCAGACAAGGCATTCGGTTTGACCGATGTCGCCGCCCATCACCTTTCCTCCTTCGCAATCCTCGCCTCAAGCGTTGCCAGCAGCAGCGCGCGGGCGGGATCAATACCGGGACCAGTCTGAACGCGGAACGTATGGGGGCGCTTTGCGATAAACATGGCCCCATTCACTTGACGCCCCCAAATCCACCCCGGCAGCAGCGCGGCGAACAGCGCAAGGGCGGCGTTCATGTCGCGGTCAAACGCGGCACTCAGAGAGTGCTTTCTTGTTGGAACCTCCGGGTGATGCGGAACCGCGGCCAGCATGTCTGACGTAATGACGGCCCCATCCCGCACGGCCTCGCGCATGGCCTTGAGTTGGTCGAGGCGGGTCGTGCCACGCGGCTTGTCGTTCCATTCTTCTGTGGTCATCATTTTCCACCCCCTTTCACCCGTGCCGCCAGATCGTCGGGCGTGGTCAGGGAGAGGATGGTGGTGCCGAAGGGGACCATTTTGCGTTCAGGGCAACAGGACAGAGCGCCAGCCCTAAGAATAATGGCAAGGTCTTTGTCGGGGTCGCCGCACATATGGCCACACCCAGAACACTCATACCCGGCGTCGGCCGCCTCTTTGGCAGCCATCTCCAACCCCACCCGGAACGCCGCTTCCAGATCGGCGGTGGTGAATGTCTGGGCGGCGGGAAGGTCCGAGAACATCGCAACCAGTGGGTCGTTTTCATGGTTGCCCATCAGCCCGCAAGCGATCAGCAGTTCGCGCGCATCCCCGCGCCGGATCATATCTTCATCACTCATGGCTTGTCTCCTTTCGGTGATCCCCATACGACCTTGCGCGCTTTGCACTTGGTGCAGCGGCACATCGTCGCTGGACCCGTGTGGATGAAGCCATCCCAAGATGTGGCGTGGACCTCTTCCCAATCGTGCCAGCAGCCAGACCATAGGAAGCTCAGAACTCGGATCATGGCTTGTCTCCTTTCAGGGTGGCGTCAATATCGGTGCGAAGAAGCACATCATAGACTGCGCCTGTGTCCTTCATGCGGATCAAGCGGAGTTCCTCCTTAGCGCGCTTTAGCACCTCCCGCAGCCGTGCAATCAATTCTTCGTCGGTCATTTCGTATCCTCCTCGTATGCGTCAATGACGCACGCTCTGATTACATCTGCCATGGTGCCGTCGGTCGGTATCTGCACCGCCATCCAAGCGATCTGTTCCTTGGTGAGCCCGCGCAGCACATCCGAGACAACGCCGAACCGGACGCCATCATCGCCAACGGTATATTCGCCAAGCGGCGTTTTTGCCTCCCATACACCACGATCAATATCTTCGACCCACACCAGCGGCTTAACCCGCGTGGCCTTGGCGACGGCCTCGGCAATCATCGCCCGCACCTCGGGCGCTTCGGACAAGGCTTCGGGAGTGGCGAGGATGTAGATGCGTTTACGCTCCGTGATTTCTTCGTTCAATCCCTCTGACATTTCGGTGGCGTATGCCTTCCAGTAATTGAGTTCTTTGCCAAGCTGCTCCTTTTCCTTCACCAGCGCCTCCCGCAGCCGCGCGTTTTCTTCCAGCGCGTCGGCCAAGTCGCGCGCGATGGTGGGGGATTGGGCGATCAGGCGGGCGTTGGCTTCCCATCCGTCGCACATATCTGCCGTATCGCCAGCATACTGAGCCGGTTCCCCCATCAAGCACACGTCGCCCCTCCGGTGGTCGCTTCCGGCAATGGCAATTCCGTCCAGTTCCCACGGCCCCGGCGTTGCATCATCGGCCAGCTTGCGCAGTTCTTCGGGGGTCATTTCCCCACCCCCAAGATCAGCACAAGCACGGCATAGGCTAATGCAACGCCACAGACAGCGCCAAGAGCCAGCGTCGGCCAATCGCTGCGAACAATGCGATTAGCAATCTGCGCGGGCGTTTCGGCTTCCAACTCACGCAACCGGCGTTGATATGCGCGCTCGATTTGCCCGGCAAGCACTTGGTCGGTGTAATCCGGCGAACCGGCAAGCGTTTGCGCGGCGTCAAGCATCTTTGCCCAATCGTCGCCAGCGCTCAAAACCTCGCGGCGGGCGGTGTCATATTTGGTGTCCATCATTTCACCTCATGGTCACGATAAAAATCGTCAGCCATTTCAGCTGCTTTTTGCAACGCGCGCAGTGAAATATCGCACACATCTCCGGGCAAGTTAAATCGATCGGCACAAGTTGCGTTTGCCAACATGACTTTTCGCCAGTCTGACAAGATCATTTCCGCAAGCTTCAGCGTAAATTCGTTTTTGCTCATCATTCCCACTCCACTTCGGCCCAAAGGGCATAGATTGCATCTTGCAGATCGGACGGCAATTCCTTGATGTTCACGTCAACGCCAAGAATGTTCAGGCCGATCACTTCAACCGTGCTTGGGTTTACTTCATCCCAGACCGGCGAACCGAGAACGCCATAATCGCAGCGTTCCGTTTCGGCGGTGAACACCACTTCCACATCACAATGTCCGTATCGCGCATGTTTGGTCATTTGCCAGCCTCCGCATATTCGCGAGACCGGGCCACGGTGGCATCAACCGCAGCGTCAAGGATGCGCTTCTTGGCGATAGAAAGCTGCATCTGCCCCTTTGGGCGCTGCGCGGCAC